AAAAATCACTGCGAACCATTTTCTTCCCGTACCGCGTCATCACGCCCTTGCGAGGAGTGAAGTCCTCAGGAGCGAAGATGGTCGGAGTCACGATGAGGGGGACGTACGGTGAGTACACGTAGCCCGTCTCGAGGTAGCTGCCGCCCTTGTACCCGACCAGGATGCGGTTCCTGGGGAAGTACGGGTCCTTGTAGACCGTGAAGCGGTTGCTCAGCGTACCGATTGCCTCTGCACCGATGGTGAAAGGCGAGCCGACCTGGCCTTCGCCGTCAATCGAGTACTTCGGCTTGTAGAGAATCGAGGACTCGAGAATCGTGGAGACGTCAGGGGACGTGACCATGAAGTTCGCTGAGCCGCGAAGCGTCTTGCGGTGAATCGTGTTTGCCACGTCGATGATGGTCTCCGTGAGGGTCTCGTACCACTCGCGGACGGTGCCAGTGAACTGCGGACCGATGCTGAGCGAGGTGTTCAGCACGATCGGAGAACCCGTCAGCTTGTTGACGAACTTGCCTGGAGCGCGGCTCCAGTACATGTTGGCGCCGTTGGCCTCGACGACGAGGTCGTTCAGAATCTCGCGGTCGATTTCGAGGGCAATCTGCTCGGAGAGAATGCTCGTCAGCTCGACCTCTGCGTCCATCGAGTGGTACGCATTGAGGTCCTGTGCAAGCTCAGGAGACCAGCGAGCGCGGAGCTTGCGGGTCGTCGCGGTGATGCTGATTGACTCAATCTTGATGTCAATCTCGGGGATTGCGGGCGAAGGCGTCGGACCGAAATCAGACTCGAAGGACGGAATCGTCAGAGTTGCACCAGTGGAGTCACCAGCGACCAGGCCGTCGGCAAGGGCCATCGACACGTTCGCAGGGCCAGCCGTGAAGGCCGGGACTGAACCACCTGAGGACAGGCGGACGACAGTCTGAATCTGTGCACCGTTGAGCGGAGCCAGCGTGAAGACGCCGCCGCTGAGGTTACCGCGCTTGTTGAGGCGGCGCAGGTTGAGGACGCCGTTGCCTGACTGGTAAGTCTGGCCCCAAACGACCGTGCTACCAGCGTTGCCGAATGCGAAGACTGCAATCTGCTCCACGGCGAGGAAGTCGCCCTGGGGGATTTGCGCCTGAATCGTTGCGACGTCAAAGTGGACGAAGGCAACGCTGAGCAACCCCTGCGACAAGTCGACATCGATCTGGGGGTCGAAGTTCAACATGCGAGCGTTGGTGCCCGAGAAGTCAGTGGACGCTGCGACCGTGGTGCCTGCGGTGAAAGCGCCGTTGGCGCCTGCGAAGGACCCGATGTTGGCGTTCGAACCGGTGACGTTGGTCGAACCTGAGTGCACCTTGGTGTACCCAACGTTGACCAGGTCGTACATGCCGCCCGTGGCCAACGAACCCGACTGGATTCCCTTGCCCGTGGGGTTGTTGTAGATGGACTGTCCGCGGCCGTACGTATCCAGCGTTGCTGAATTCGACAGACCGACGCCTGCGTTGCCGCCGACATTGCTGCCGTAAGCGTAGTCGAGGTAGAAGATGAGGCCCGAGGGGAGGCTCATCGGCTGAATCGACACCAGCTCATTCGCGACCAGGCCGCCGAAGACTCGGCGAACGATCGGAAAGGCGATGTTCGAGAAGCCCTGAATCTGGCCGCTCGAGGCGACGTTACCGCCGCCAGTCGACAAGGAGTTTGACTCCCGGAGGACCTGAGCTGCCTGGTTTTCCAGGAGCTGTGCCATCGTCTCGCGGCGTACGCCGTCGAGGCCACGGAGGAGACCGGTGCGGCTCCACTTTTCAATCAGACGAGCGCGTTCTGCGCCGACGTGCCTCTCCTTGATGCCGGAGGCGAGCTGTTCCATGCTGAAGAACTTTGACATTTGAGTGTTCCCTGTTGAGGTAAGTAGTTAGCGAAATCAGAACCTGAGGCTCACCGCTTGGTGATGCCAGCGAGCTGCGCCCATCGTGAGGCCTCATATCCCTCGTTGAGGGTCTGAGGGGTGGATGCCGGACGAACAGACCTTGAAGAAGAGCCGAGGACCTTGCGGTCAGCGTTCTCGTTCACAGTCTTCGAAGAAGAACCTGCCAGCGTGCTGGTGAGGCTCTCGAAGACCAACTTGGCCTCGCGAACAGACTTGACGCCGTCGAGCTGCTTGATGACTTGTGCCTTTTGACGGGCGGTCAGCGACTCGAGCTGGAGGAGCTTGTTCGTGTAGAGCAGCTTAGCGTTGAACAGATTCGTTTCTGCCAACTTCTTGCGGAGAGATGCATTGTCGGCCGTGTTCCCCGCGGGCCGTGCAGAACCGCTATTAGAGCGGGCCTCTTGCAGTTTCTGCGTTGCCTTCGCAACGATCTGCGTAACTTTCTTTGCGCGTTCGACCGATTCGTTGAATCGC